GGTTCTCACGAAACTTTCGCAGCGCAGGTTAGGGCGCTGGTGCGAAAGGCTGGCATTCGGAAAGGTACATGGAAATGGATTCGCAGGGCAGGGGCTACCGACGTTGAATGCCGGGAACCGGGCGCCGCGTCGCGGCATCTAGGACACGCGCCGGGTTCGCGCCTTGCCTATTCCGCCTATGTCGATCCGGCAATCGTGGCGGCATCGCGGCAATTGGTGGCACCGGCGCCGCTCAATTGACCGGCGGCAATCGATCGGCAATAATCCCGGCATGACACGCAAGGCGAAAACCTACGATCCGCAAACGCTCGTCGGCATGACGACCGCCGCCCGCTTGGCTGGCTGCGATCGTCTTTGGCTGCGCACGCTAGTGCAACGCGGCGATATAGCGGGCTGCGAAATCGATGGAACATGGTTCGCGGTGCGGTCTGCGGTCGAAGCATGGGCGGCAAACCGCCCCGCCGGGATGGGGCGTCCAGTATCCACGGCGACCGCCGCCGCCCGAAACCGCAGCAAATCCCGCTAGAAACCCCACCAAAAAAAATTTTGGGTAAAGGCTTGACACCACTATTGCCGATCGGTTATAGTGTTGGGCAGACGCGGAAACGATCCGCGAGACACGAAACGAAAGGGAAACAGATGAACGCAATTCGAACAACAAGCCAAAGCGGAAAGGCCACAATCGAAATTACGTTTGACGACGGCACAACGGCGAAGGTTGGCGGCAAGCGGGCCGCACGCGCTGCGGCGGTCGTGGTTTGGAAGGCTGGCGAATACGTTTCGACAAGCGAATGGGATAAAACCGTTTACGGCCCCGGCTGGTATGTCGAAGGTTGCCGCCAATCGGTGTACGCGGCGCATCTGGTCAGAAACGCGATTCTTGGCAAGCCGCGCAACGCCTATCGCCCCTATGACGAAGTTAAGGTTTTGGTTGTGACAGACGCGGAAGCCATCGCCGCCGGTTGAACGACAGACAACCCCGGCGGCAACTTCGCCGCCGGGGAACGACACCAAAGGAATAAGGAACGATAGCAATGGTTGACAACGGAACGCTGAAAATCCCAACCGCCGGATTTAAAGTTGATTGTTACGGCAAATGCTACGGCGACCAAATGACGATTCCGGCGAACGCTTTGGTTCGCAACATTAGGCCGCACGGGTTTGACGACAACGGAACGGCAACCTATCGAATGGAAATTTCCGTTCAAAAATACGATGCCGCTTGGAAGGTGTACGAAATTGTCGGTCTTCCGCCCGTGAAAAAAGCGACGCGCGTTAGCGGCAAACAGACGGGCGCAGCAAACGACAAAAAGATTGTGGTTAGCCTTACGCTGGCAGAAATGGAGCAATTGATTCGCGCCGCCGAAGTTGGCGAAGCCCTGTTGATTGTGGAGCGATGCCGTACCGTTACTCCCGAAGCCATGTTTGAAATTGAAAAGCAGGAAGACACTTTGCGAAACGCGCGAAAGACGTTGCACAACTCCGCGTTCAAGGCAAAGCGTACCAAGTAACCAACACCAACCCCACGAAAGGAACCAGACCCATGCCCACGATTTCCAAGCAACTTTTCGACGCGATTAACGACAGCCAAGACGGCAAGCCGCTCCGCAAGTTTTGCCGGGAATTTGAGGAAGACGAAATGTTGGGTTTGCAAGATGCCGTTTCGATGCTGATTGTTTCCTCCATCACGGTTGCAATCGACCACGACGATTTAATTTATTGTCTGGATTACGCCGCAAGCGAAATCCAAAAGGCTAGACACGCTGTTTTTAAGCGGATCAACCGCGAGTCGATCGCGGAAGACGCGAAGGCGCCGCGCATTTCGTGGGAAGAAATGCAAACGTTGGGCAAGTAATCACGAAAGGAAAAGGAAACATGGGCGCCGTTAAATACATTGTGAAGCAAAGCAGTTTCGACGGCATCTACCACAACCCGTATTTGAAAGGCGGGCGCGGGATGCGTTGGAAGTCTTGGAAGACGGTATCGAAACACGACACCGTTACGGAAGCGCTTGCGGCTGCGGTCGTCCGCGTTGGGCTGGCGCGGCGCGCGGTGTTTTATAGAGGGGTTCGTATTTCAGACGGCGACAGGCTTTTAGATTCTGCCGCCATTGCCCAACAGGTTTACGAAATCGCGGACGCGATGCTTAAGGAACGGGATACCTACCGCAAAAAGAAAGGCGCGAAGAAATGAAAACGAAAAGCATTACCGAAAAGTTTTCCCGGCTGGCGAATACGGAAAGCGATTGGCTTCCGTCGCCCGTCAAGTTTGCGACCGTCGAGTTGTCGCGCGCCGAAGCGGCGGCGCTGGTGTCTGCCGTGTCGATCGCTCTAGACGCGAACGGTGGCGACGCGCCGCGTTCGGTGGCGGCGCCGCTGGCTGCGGCGGTCGGTCGCATCGATGGGGTATTTCAGTTCGGGCTAGCGGCAGCGCCGAAGCCAATACGGGCAAAGTGTCGCCCCGTTACGGAATTGGTTAGCGGGCGGAAACCCCGTAAAACGCGGGAATAACGGCAAAAAGATTTTTTTGGTTAATGGGCTAGGCAGACTATTGCCGATCGGTTATAGTGTTGGGCAGACGCGAACGATTGAGATTCGCGGAGCGATTCGAAAAGGAAACAGGAACATGGCAACCGCAACCGCAACCGCAACCGGAAAGAAAATTACGTTGGCAACCGTGAAGTCTTTCATTCGCAAGAATCGTTCGGCGCTGCTAATCAAAACCGCTTCGTCGTTTTGCGGAATGAATGATTGCGTAATGCCGGAATCCGATGCCGGGTTTTCTCCCGCGCAGGATTCCGACCGGCCTTGCCGGAATAACTTCGGTGTCCACGCGGTTTGGTTCGTCGGCGGTTCGCGCGATTGGTTCGAACCGTTTGCCGACAACGGTTTGGTTGGCTTCCGCGTTTCAAATTGCTGCGGCACGTTTTACGTTGCCGTTCGTGGCTAGTGGATGATGCCGCCCCGGCAACGTCGCCGGGGCGAATGGTTCGATTGGGCATCTTTGGAGATTGAAACAATGGGATGGTTCGAAGTTGATCGGGAAGGGCTGGCGGCAATCCTTGAACGTCGCGGCAAAGCGTTCGCGATTGCCGAACTGGTGTCGAATGCTTGGGACAGCGGCAGCGACCGCGTGAAAATCACGATGGAACCAATAGCCAATAGCCCCACGGTAGATATCAAGGTGGAAGATTGGGGCGACGGGTTCGCGGATTTAGACCACGCTTACACCATGTTCGCGCGTTCAAGCCGCGCGGGACACGCCGACAAGCGGGGGCGGTTTTGCCTTGGGGAAAAGTTGGTGTTGGCGTGTTGCGTCGAAGCGAAGATCGTTACCACTAGCGGAACGCTTGTCTTCAAGGATGGCGAACGCAAGCGGCACAACACCGTTACCCGCGATAAGGGAACGTTGTTTTCTGCAATCATGCGCATGACGCGCGCGGAGTACGAAGACGCGGTTAATTTCCTTATGCGGTCGCAGCCTCCGGTAACGACCATCCTTAACGGCGAAGAAATCGCTAGGCCGGATTCGCTGCGGCGGTTTAGCGCCAGACTGCCAACGGAAATCGCGGACGCTGACGGTCAACTGCGGCGGTCGGTTCGCGCGTGCGAAGTGGAGTTGTTCGAAACGCAAGACGCGGCGGGCGAATTGCTAGAAATGGGAATCCCTGTTGTTGAAATTGATATGCCGTGGCGTATCAACGTCTTGCAAAAGGTTCCGTTGAACATGGATCGGGACAACGTAACCCCGGCGTTTATCAAGGCGCTGCAAGCGGCGGTTTTAAATAACGCGCATGACGTTCTAACGCCGGAAATGTCTACCGAATCGTGGGTAGCCGATGCCACGGGCGACGCACGCGCAACAACGGAAGCGGTGTCTTCCGTCGTGCGGGCGCGGTTCGGGGATCGGGCAGTTATTGCGACCCCGAACGATCCGATTGCCAACGCGCAAGCGGAAGCAAACGGGTATACTGTTATCCCCGGCGGCGCTATGTCTTCGGGGGCATGGGCAAACGTCCGCAAGGGCGAATTGCTCATTCCGGCATCGAAGGTTTTCCCAAGCATGACACCGGAACAACGCGCCGCCGCCAGCCAATCCGCTGCCGGTGGTTGCCCGTTGTGCGGTAAGTAGTTCGACAGCCCCGGCGGCGGCGCCTTTGCCGCCGCCGGGGAATCTTTAACACGAAAGGTAAATCGATGGAAAAGACAACGCCAACAAACGACAAGCCCGCCAGCGTTACGCCAGCCGCAGCGCCCGAACAAACCTATTACGTTGCGATCGCCAAGGCCGATGGCGCCTTCGAAATCCTTCGCGAGTTTACGGCGACGAACAACGCCGCGGCGAACGAATTCGCTTTTTACAACTTCAACGGTTTGGAATGGTTCGTGTTGGATTCGAAAAAGCAAAACGTTAACGCTTGGTAGGACAATGACAGCGCTAGAAAAAACGCTTAAGGCAATGGTCGCTGGCGAATGCCGTTGGGTTGGTCGCGACGACCTACACGTTTATTGCATGGGGTCGCGGGTCGGCGGCGACTACCGTACTGCCGCCAAGGTCTTTCGCGTCGTCACGGGCGAAGGAACCGACGAAGAATTTGCGGCGCTCCCGTGGCTTCCGCTGCCCGCCGCCGTGTCCGAAATAAACCGTTTGTTATGGGGGAACAATGCGACATAAACCGGCACCGTCTTACATTCGCGCCCGCGTCGCTGGCGTTTCATGCCCGCGACGGGCGCCCGATCCGCTGCCGGTGTTGACACCGGAACAACTCGCGCGGTTCGCGCCTAGGATTTTTGCGCAACTGGTTTCGCTTGTTGACACCATCGCGGAAAAGGAAACGGCGCACTTATCGTTAATAACCGCACACGAATACCTAAACGCTAAGAATCTTATACGTCTGGCTGCGCGGTGGAGTTCGGACGAACAACAATTGATCGACGCGGACGCGGAATTAAACGCCAATTACGCCAGCGCTGCCGCGCACGATGAACGCCGCGCCGCCGAACACGCCGCAGCAAACGGCGACGAAGTGGAAGACGCGGAAGAATTGGAACGAGATTTCGACCCGCATCGCGACGGGTGGGTAGATTCGCGGGGTCTGCCGTGAAAATAAATATCGATTGGGACGGCGCCGTTAGGGCGCTGGCGCTGGTTTCGGTTGGGCAGCAACTCGGCGCCAACACCGAACTAGCGCGATGCGTACACGATTTAATCGCGGTCGTGTTGGTCGTCTTCCGCTAGTCGCCGCGGATCGCGGCGCGGGTTTTCAAAATCCGCGTTCGACCGTCCGCGGAGTTAAACCAAACGTTCGCGATTTCAATAACGACCGCAGCCGACAACAACCGTAGCGTTTCGTTTTTGGTCGTGGATAATTGCCAACGCGCTTCCAGATTTTCGCGCGTCTTCGCCGTAATGACGCGCACGGCGGCGATCGTTTCCGCGCCCGCCGTTGGCGAATCAATGCCTTCGGCTATATCTAGCATCGCCTTAAGCGGCCAAACGCGGAGCGTTTCATCTGTCAAAACGTCGCAACAATGCCCCATAGAATCCGCTTTGTCGCCAACGCGGGATTTGATTTCGGCGCGGAATTTGTCGATTTGCGTCGCCGCTGCCCCGCCCATCGCGCAAATCTCCCGCTAGTGTTGCATGGCCGATTTTGGGCGCGCGGGCGGGACAACGGGGACGCATTTTCCGCCGTTGCATTTACCCCCCTTGCAAACGTTGCAATCGGGCGGGCATGGGCATTGGGTTCGGTGTCCGTCTGGCTGGACAATCCATCCAGTACCGCCGCAGCCGCCGCAGCATTTCCCCGGCGGGGCAGGGGCGGGGGCTGGTGCCGGGGCGGGGGCTTCGCCAGCCATCGCCGCATAGGCAACGTAGACAGCCGCAGCCGCCTTTGGCGGTTCGTCCCGTATGGCGGCAGGGTCGGCGGCTAGCCCCGCCATAAACGCAACCAGCGATTCCCAAAGCATCGTTACCAGCCCCGGTAATGGTTGACGGAATCGGGCGAAACGGCGCGGGCAATCTGCCGGTCGTCTGGCGGCGGTTCCGCAGCCAGCGCGACCCAAAGCCCGAACTTCGCCAGACGGGCGACCCATTGCAAAACGGGGCGGTCGTCAAGCGGCGTCGCGTCTGGCTTGCTAGCAAAATTCCACCACGCCAGCGCGAAGCCCACGACAAACGCTAGCAACGTATTTCGCGAAATCATTTTGTTCTTTCATCTGGCGACGGCTGCGCCCATTCGTCATGCGTGAGCCGTCTAAATTTAAAGCCGTCAGCGCCGCCCACGGCGAACGAATCAAGACCGGACAACATTTGGTCTACGGTTTTGCGATCGACCCAATACGAACCGTCTGGCATATCGCTAGGCCACCGCGGCGACGGCGATTGCCAATTGGTTCCCCAACTGTTCAAACATAAAAGCCCATCGCGGGCGGCGCCGCCAGACTGCGCGGCATTCTTTGCGTAGCGCGTCGCGCAAAAAAATTGGCAATGCGACCAACGCGCGGAAGGCGCCGCAAATCCGTCTTTATCGCGAGTGTTCGAAAAACCAATTTGACAACACACGGCCACGGGGAAACCCGATTCAATCGCCGCGGCGGCTTCGTCAAAAGTTTTAACCAACGCAACGTTTTGCGCGCGGTGTTCGTTCGCGATTTTGTCTAGGCGACCGTCGTCATTTTCGCCACCGCAACCAAACGCGCCCCACGCTTTCGCGCGCTGCGGATCGTATGTTGTCAAATCAACTTTGCCGTCTAGGTATTTCTGCCGGTAAAGAATTCCGCCGGTTCCGTTTGGCATCCCGGCTATCCACTTTGCAGCGGCGCCGCCAAACGAACCATCCGACCAGCCGCCAACCGCGCCATGCCGCCCGTCGCCGGGAAGGTTTCTTGCGCAAACGCGCGAACCGCCGTAGATCGCTTCGGTGCAAATTAACAACGGCGGATTCGGAATCTTGCCGGTTGCCCAATCCACGCTTTGCGCAACGAATGCCGCGCCACCAAAACCGAAACTAACGCAATCTCCAATTCCCTGTTTCCATGCGGTAAACGGTGTTCCGTATACGGCGCGGTGCGCGCGATCCGCGTAGCGATATAGGAACGTATCGACGCCGCGCGCCTTTGCGATTACTTCGGCCCCGGCTTGCGCGAATAACGGTTGTTCAAGTTCGCGCAGAAACGCCCGCGTACCGTCCGCATCTGGCGTGTATCCGAAACGGTCGCGGGCAACGCCAACGTCTAGCGTCTTTACGCCTTGCGCAGCCATCCACGCAAGGAACACAAGGGTTAGCGACAGAAACACCAGCCGCCAATCTAGTTGGTCGTCCGATTCATCGCGCGGCATCGTTCGCAGCCCTTCCAATTTCGCGATACGCCGCGACCCACGTTGCCCGCTGTTCCGGCGATACCGCCCCGCCGTTGGTTCCAACGTGTTCGGTTAGGTAGCGATCCATTTCGGCGCGAACCTTGGGTTGCCGCTTGCCGATGGAATCGCCTTTCAACCGCAGTTCCCGCGCTTGGACGCGCAAATCGTCAAACTGAATGCCCGTTGTCATGCGCGGCGGGTCTTGCATCCCGTCATATTCGATGCACGAAGCCACCGCTTCGCACAACGAACCAAGCGTTGCCGCGTCCGCGCTCGCGCTTTCGCCAACAAACTTGCCGCGAAGCGATAACCCGCCGTCCGGTTGCGGCGCCGGTGTCGGCTTCCCGCCGCTAGCCAGCCATGCAAACACCGAACCAGCGGCGAGCGCCGCCGCTAACACCGTTCGCGTTTTGTCGTTCATTCTTCCCCACTTCCAGCGACAAGCGCCAGCGTCAAAGCGTCGATTGCCTTTTTGGTGTCGTCCGTCAGTTGCGACGGGTCGGAAGTGGCAAGCCGCGCGCGAACGTTGGCAAGGTTGGCAATCGATTCTTGAAACGAAATCCGCCGCACCGTTGGCGTTGCTGGCGACAGCGGAGCAAAAGCCGCTTCGCGCTTTGCCTTCGGCCAAAAAAATAACGCAAGCGCGGACGCGCAAAGAATCGCGGCAATCATTTTTTCCCCCGAAGAAACGGCAGCAACGCTTCGATTGCGCCGCTGGCTGCGGTCAATACCAATTGGCGCGCCGCCGGTTTCGCCAGATACCAGACCGGAAGCAACACAAAAGGAATTGCGCGGTCGGCGCATTGGTCGAACACCATCGCGACGGCATCTAAAACCCATTGCTTTTTCTGCGCGCCGTCTGCCGGAATCGAATCGACGGTTGCTACCGCGATCCGCATTGCGGCGGCAATCAATTCCGCCAATTCCGTTAGCGTCAAACCGTCCGCAGCCTTGGCGCGGGCGATAACGCAATAGGCAACCATCTGGTCTTCCAGCGAAGCCAAATCGCGAACGGCGATTGTTGGCGCGTCTGAAATCATGCGGACACCCCCACAAAATAAAGTTCGACGGTCGCCGCCGGATTGCAAAACGTCAGCGTTCGGGAACCGGCTGCGGTTGCCGCTGCGCTAATTGTTACCGACGTTGCGCTAGCGATTGCCGTAACGGTGGCGTTTGCCGGGATGCCGGTTCCGGCAACCGTCATGCCGACAGCCAGCGCAGACGTTGCCGAAAGGCCGGTTATTGTTGTTGCCGATCCACTTGCGGTAGCGGTCGTTCCCGTCAACGTTACCGCGGCGTCGCCGTTTTGGATTGCGACGTTTTTCGAACTGGACGAAACCGCCCAACCGCTAGCGGAATTCGTCGCGTACACGACCGCCCCGGCGGGCATCGACAACCCACCGGCAACGAAACCCGCCCATCGATTAGAAATCGTCCCGCCTACCGTCAGCGACCCAAGCGCCGAACGGTTGACGATCAACAGCGCCTTAACGCTGGAAATCGTGAGCGTTCCCGTACCGGCAAACGCTTTCATGGGCAGCGCCCGTAGGTCTACGGAAACCGTTGCGCCAGCCGCGACGGAAACAACGTCGCGCCAATAGCCGTTCGCTTGTTCCGCCGCAGTTCCATCGGTAAGCGCAAGCGACAGCGAAGCAATAACGGTGTCCGTTACGCTGGTCGCCGCTAGGCTATCCACCCATTTCGGCAGGAACCGCAGCGAAGACGAAAGCGAAAATGTTGCGGTCATGCTGCGGAAACCGAAGCGCCGATAAGGAAGATCGTGTAGGACACCGAAGCCGTCCCGGTGTTGCCAATGCGCAACACGTTGTTCGCGTTGGTAACTGCCCATGAATCGGTGTTGTTGATCGCGCAAATCTCCGACCCCGGCCCGACTGCAAAGGCATAGTTGGCGGCGCTGGCGTCGCAGCCGACAAGGATTTTTTTCCCCGTTGCCGATTCGTTATTGACCACGCGCACGATTCGCAATTGCCGAATCGTCTGCGGTACAGAAACGCCAAGCGTTGCGGTCGTTAGCGAAAGCAAATCGATAGCGTCTATCGATGCCGCCGGGATGGTGCGCGTGTCGCTCCAAACAACATCAGCGTTACCGGCGGTTGAACCGTCGCCAATGGAATAGGTTCCGGCTACCGTGTTTTTGTCCGTTACGCTGCCGATTTCTTGCGAATCGACGCGCGACCACGCAAGCCGCGTAGTTAGCGAACCGGAAAAAATATCGCTGACGGAATCGGCCATAAGTCTTTACCGCTGGTTTGCAGTAAAAACCTACCCGCCGCAGCCCAAAACGTAGGGGGTTAGTGGGGCTTTTCTTGAACGACCGCCCAACACGCCGAATACCCCATCGCGTCTAGCGGCGTGTCTGAAATTTTGGCGGAACCTTGGTTGCGCGCTATCTTATCGATAAGCATAATTTGCGGCCAATCATCCACGGTAAACGGCTCGCGCAATTTGTGCGCGAATATTGCATTTAACGCGCCAATCGTCCGCGCGAAATGTTCATCGGGGGGGCCGTAGTTCCCGCTTCGCTCGCGCAAGACCGCGGTAACGGTGTCTAGCGCGTCTTGCGTTGGGTTTGGGTCGGCGGCTGCGGTTTCGTGCGCCAGCAATCCCGCGCCAACAAATCGGCGTTCGCGTTTTAGTTCCGCTTCGCCTTGAAGAATCCAAGTTGAATCCGTTTGCCCAACTTCCGCAACGTCTTCGGTCGTTTCCTGCGCTTTGGTTTCCATGTTCAACAAATCCTTTTGTTGTTTCTGAATCAACGCTAACAAACGTAGGCAATCCGCCGCCAACGTTCCTGCGGTGCCAGTATACGCGCCGGAAAATTTTCGCGCGCGGTATTCAACGGCAACCAGATATTCCGGCGTTAGATCGTATGAATTCACGACCCGCGAACGGTTCCGTTTTTGCCAATGCGGTAGTTGTCCACCGAAAAAGATTGATCGCTAAAAACTTCGACCATTGCGAAACCCCAATTCCATTTGTTTAGGCGCGAATAATCGGGAGTTAAATCGCAAAGGCATCCCGTAGACCAACAAAATATTTCGTTGTGCCAAAGATCGGTTTCCGCGTGTCCGCTGGTGCGGTGTCCATGCCCGACCAGAATCGAATGAATCGTTCGAAGGAACGCGCCCCGCGCCATGTTTACGGGATTCATCATCCCCTTGGGTAATTCGTGTCCGTGGCCGATCGGCAGTTCCCCCGCCAGAATCAACCGCTTATCGCGAACAATCTCTATCCCCAATTTGTCGAAGCGCAACCACGTTTCCAAACTCATTTCCGGCTGGTCGGAAATTTCCGGCGCGTGCGCGAACAACCACGATTCCCAGCGCTCTTCGTGATTCCCCAACTTCGCGACGATCGGAATTTGCGGGAACGTTTCGCGAAGCCATTCCAACAACTGCCGTACTTGCTTCAGTTCGTTGGATAGGTTGCGCTGCGCAGGGTTTTTTTCCCATCGCGAAATGGAATAGAAATCCGCGAAATCTCCGTTTAGCAAAAGGCAATCTATGTTCGCTTGTTGCAGATGCTTGACAGCCGCGGCCAATGCAAGATCGGAATGATATGGAACGTGAATGTCAGAAAGGATTCCGATTTTCCCGGTAACGCCCAATTTGTACGGCGCCCATTCGACCGCTTGGCTTTTTGGCATTTCGATTATTGCGCCAGCCTGCCGCGGCTTGCGCGGCGTCGTCGCCCACTTGCGATGCTGTTTGCCGTTAATACCAAGCGCGTATCGGATGCGGCTTCGGGCTTGCTCTAGCGTCAGCGCGTTTTTCGTCTGGCGAACCAACACCTTTGCCAGCGAACGCGCCGGTTGGTTTGGAAACTTCGCCGCCAGTTCATGCGCCATGCGTCCAACCGCGTCCATTCGTCCCGCCTTTTTTAATCGTGATCGTCTGGTTGCCGGAACCCTTCGCGGTGCAAGATGCCCGCCAGCGTGTCCGCGAATTCTTCAACCGCGGTTTCGGACAAATCCGGCCACCGCGCGTGTATCATTTCGTGCAACAAAACGTTCAATAAGTCTTCGCCGTGTAGCGCCTTCGATACGCGGATCGTGTTTGTAGAATAGTCGCAATCGCCCCAAATCGTATCCGGTACACGGCAGCGCAAAAGCCGCCAGCGCGTTCCGCCAATCCAGACACGCCGCGTTTTTGCGTCCATACTTCACGCCTAACTAACGTGTTCAAACACAACCGTCTGTTTGCTTCCGGTAGTGTTTTCAAATGATTTAGTTCCGCCGTTAACGTTAGACGGCGCCGATTCGGTAAAAGCGGCAAAATTGGCTTTGTAATTGATTGCCGACACGTTAACCCCGTGTTTCCATGTTTTCGCAACTGTTGGGTCGTCGCCTAGACGAACGCTAACGGTGTCGTCGGCGCGAAACGTAACGGTTCCGCCATCGGCATACGATGCGCTAGCGATGGCTGGGGAAGCGGCGGCAGATGAAAACGGCCCCCCAACTGGTTCGGGCGGCGCGCCCGTATAAGTAGGAAACGGCCCCGACCATGCGTAAACGTCGCTTGTGTAATTCAATTGCCGCAAATCCCAATTCGAATCGATTACGCTCGCTTGGTCTGCCGTTGCGTCCCAAGCAAAATAAACATGCGCGTTATTGAATAACGCGAAATATTTGTATTCGCTGGCGGAAGTTCGCGCGGGCAGGAACGGGGTTGAAGCGTCATTGTCTGGATTGCCGCCAGTGTTAACCCCGAAATCGCTTGTTATTTTTAACGCTTTAATCGCAACGGCTGAAAGTATCTTGGCGTAAAAATACATTTGTTGCGAATACCACGGGAACCGATAAGAAACGTCTTCCCATGTTCCGTAAAAGTTTTGCCAACTTTTCAGCGTGTCGCGAACAAAATATACGGTACCCTGCGGCTTCGATGATGCGGCGCCTAGATCGGATTTGGTTTCGGCATACCCCGTATAGGTGTAATAGGTGTTCGTGCGCCAAATTAATTTGCATGGAAACGACACCGCGCTAGTAGTGTCGGCGCGGAAAATGTCTGTATTCTCCTGCCTATTCAACACAAGCCCGCCGCCTAACGATTCCGCAAAGTATTTTTTTAACGCAAGCGCAGTAAGACAATTAAATTCCGTGTATTCGGAGTTAAACGGACTAGAATTGAAAAAATATCTATCTTGCAACGTTAACGAAGTTTGAAACGGCAGCGTCATTTTCAATGCCGAAAACGTGTTCGTTGTTATTAGCGATTGGCTTGTTGGTTGTCGGTATGAAATGCTTTTGCATTTAAGGTAATTACCGGGATGCGCTGCGGCGTATGCTCGCGCTCTGCCGTGTCCCGCTGGCGTATCCGGCGACGCGCGCTCTGGTATTTCTCGCCATTCGTCGCGGTGCCACCAATCGCTCCGCGAGTCTATAGGCGGCGTGCCAACGTCGCAGAATTGCCGCAGAAATGTTTGCGCCGAACCAGCCGGGGCTTCCGCGACGCGAGTTAAAACCGGGGTGTCGTCAATAAACGAACTGGATAATTTAGCGTTTTCGTTTGTCGCAGACCTAAACGGAACGTGCGGCATTACGCCAAAGGCCGATATGGACGATTCGATAACCGGGTTGTCTGCGGTCTTTCCGCCCGTGTTGTATGAAAAGCCGCTGTAATAGTTGTACGAATAGTCATAGGAATCATTAGCGGCGGGGTTCCAATCAGACAAAATCGACCGTGGGCAAAAAGCGCGTTCGATACGAACACCCCAACGCGCCGGAAAATCATCCGGCGACGGCGCGTTATATTCAAGGCAAACACAATTGCCGCCAATCGTAGCGCCTTCAGCGCCAACTAAGTCGTTTGGCCCAGTATTATATTGGATTGTGCTAGCAACAAACGATATATAGCAATAAAGCGCAACTCGCCAACTACTCGCGTCCAAATCGTAATAATAGTCTACGCACAATTGGTGCGGGCTATAAACGCCAAGGTTGACGTTTGGGCCGTTTCCGTACCCACCTTCTACAAATGTTGTTTCGTGCGGAACAAAATCGGCGCGATACCCGCGCGGCTGGACGCTGGAACTTTGGTTCGGTATCGGGACAAACGGATTTATTATCTTGGCGCGACGCAAGCGCGTAACGGTTCCGTTCGTAACTTGACAAAGCGAAATGTACCCGCTTGCATCCTTGCCTAAAAAACTTTCCGCAAACCAATAATTTTGCGCGTCTTTTAATCCTATAATCGGCTGAATTGCCGCGGCAGAATACGCCAAAATGTCGCTATAGGGTCGCGATATGTCGCGCCCACCCGTTCGCGTTCCGGCTTTGGTTGCTGGCGTCGCAGCCGCCAAAACAACAACAGGGTTTGAATCGCTTAAATCCCACTTGCGATACGAATAGCCGGTTTGCTCAATCGTTCCGCTATCCGGCGTTGAAGAAACGCCGATCGCGGTTTCGGACAACATCGCGGGGAAACACCCCCACGGGGTATATCCGTAGCCCCGTAGCCGCAAGCCGGAAGAAAACCCGCCCCGATTTAGTCCGATCGATTGGGACGCATACATTACATTAGCACCAATGCCCAAACCAGTTTTTTGTTTGGGTAAGTAACCTTAAACGAATTTGAATCTCGCGAAACGGCTAACGCAAACTTGCCGTTGCCGTCCGTTGTCTGGATAGCAATTATTTCGCAAGGCCCGAACGAACACGATTCCAATTGGCTTACTTGCGTTGCGTCTTGACCGCTCCCCCAATTGTCTAGGTATGGTCGCGCGAAATAGTGGTCGCTATCCTTTATCCAAACCCGCGCCATTGCAAAACCGCGGACGGCAAGCGTCGCAGACGATCCGCCGGTTACGCAAACCCCCATGCGGTAATTCATGCCGTAATTTTGGTAGTTAATCGGCCCCGCGGTAAAGGTTCCACCCGCCGCCGCGGCTAAATCCGCTGGCGTAATTGTGGATTTATTTTGATAGGTGTCCGTTTCTGGCGGCGACCCCAAATTTGAAAGCGTCGCGTCAAAGGAGCCAGACCCCGCATAACCTGTGTATGGGAAAAATTGATACACAAACCCCGGCAAGAATGCTTTCGTGTTGCCGGTCGTGTTTGCTACGGAAATCGTCATGCAGGGCCAAGCATACGGACTAACGCCGCTGGCGTTGTTGTCCAGACTGCGGCCTAGTACGCGGTCGGCGGCATCTTGCGCACGGTTCCACGCGCGGGCGGAAAACGCCGCCGATATTGGTTCCCCCGGTTCAATGCGCCCGTCGTTGCGCGGCATGGGCGTTATGTTCCGATGCCAAGTTGGGAAAAATCGCCGCTTCGATACACCTTGTTAACGTAAACGTATTTAACTTTTTTGATCGGTACGAATTGCGTCGTGTCGATACTGTCTTCGTACCGGCACCATAAATATTCGTGTCCCTTTTTTTCGATGCCTTCGATCGTTCCGATTTTCTGCCCGCTAACGTTTGGCGACGCCACGAATTTAAACGACAGCGACCAAGGCCCTATGCCGCGCTGGTCGTCCCATTCGTGCGAACCGCTGGCGCCCAAAAACAAAACTTCGCCAGCCGCAAACGATCGGAACGCGGAATTGTTCGTCGTTCCCGTCAGCGCCGCAACGCCTTTGATATACGCGCTTGTGACATAGACCGAAGGAACATCGTAAGAT